ACGGACTAGATGTTCCGGCGCAGACCATTGTGGCAAAAAAGATAGCACACAACAACAATCATATATTATGGGTAGACTCAAAAACTTTTGCAAAGCACGAAGTGGTCAAAGGTCTTTTAGAGTTAGACTGTTTTCCTTTGATTATGCCTGTAAGTGGAGACATACACATGGAAGATGATGTAAGGAATTGTTGGGAATGGTTGAATGTTTTTAAATCGCACAGCATAGATATACTGAACGATTGTTCTTGGGGGTTCGATGTCAAAGAGCCGATATACAAAAAAGATATAGATAAATTTACAGATGAAAAACATTGGTTGGTAGATAATCAAAAACCACAGGAGTTCTTTGAGAATTTATATGAATTGCATCAGATGAGCAAACAGTTTAAATTGATAACTGCTAACACAAAAGTAATTTTTGTACGTAATAGAATACCAAGAGCATTGATCAAAAGCAAGGTAAAACCAAAAGCATCATTGATTGCAATAGGTGGAGGACATTACGCAGGAGGAACAGACAATCTCAAAAGACTTCTTGAAAATCTTCCAAAAAAGTTGTATTATAGTGACTATCAGCCAAGCAGTTGGGATTGGCAAGATCGTGTTATAGTAAAACTTTAGAATGAGCAGTTGTAAATTAGTAATAAAAGACGAAGTAAATGTGAAGTTCGAGAACCTATCTCTCGAATGGCGTAAGAGATTATCTAACAAATTCAAATACGAGATACCATATGCTAGACATTTGCCAGCAGTGAAACTAGGCAGGTGGGACGGCAAGGTGTCGTTCTTTGGACTAGGTGGTACAACATATCTGAACCTGGTGGATCAAATACTGCCGATACTAGAAGAGGGCGGGGTGTATGTTGACTTCGAGGATCAAAGAACTCAACATAATTTCGAATTTAAAGCAGTTGATAAAAATTATCTTTCAAACATAACTTGGCCGGAGGCACACCCGTGTGCCGGACAGCCTATAGAGTTAAGGGACTATCAGGTAGAGACAATAAACAAATTCATAGAGAATCCACAATGCATACAAGAGATCGCCACTGGTGCAGGTAAGACTATAATTACAGCGGCGTTATGCCAATTGGTCGAACCTTACGGACGTACACTAACGATAGTGCCAAACAAGAGTCTAGTAACACAGACCGAAGAAGATTTCCTTGCTTGTAACTTGGACACAGGTGTATACTACGGAGATCGTAAAGAACTAGGAAGGTTCAACACAATAGCAACGTGGCAGTCATTGAACGTGTTAGAAAAGAAAAGCAAGGACGAACATACCACTGATTTCCTCGAGGCAATAAAAGGCATCAATACAATCATCATAGACGAAGTACACATGGCAAAAGCAGATGTACTGAAAAGATTATTAACAGGACCATTTGCACACTGTGGCATACGTTGGGGTCTCACAGGCACTGTTCCTAAAGCAGACTTTGAATTCATGGGCCTAAAATGTAGCATAGGAGAAGTTGCAAACAGGATACAGGCAAGTGAATTGCAAGACAAAGGTGTACTTGCAAACTGTCACGTGAATGTTTTACAGACACAGGATCACCCACAGTTCAAAACCTATGCAGAAGAACTGAAATGGCTAACTACGGATAGTACCAGGATGACCTGGGTGGCTAACACAATAAAAGATATTTCAACTTCGGGAAACACGTTAATTTTAGTAGACAGAATATCCGCGGGTGAAATACTCAACAAGAAGTTAAAAGATTCCGTGTTTATATCGGGATCAAAAAAAAATTTAGAAAGGAAAGAACACTACGATGAAGTGTCTACAACACAAAACAAAATCATTATTGCGACATATGGCGTCGCATCCGTTGGAATTAATATTCCTCGGATATTCAATCTTGTTCTTATTGAACCTGGGAAATCTTTCGTAAGGGTAATACAGAGCATAGGACGAGGTATTCGTAAAGCAGAAGACAAAGAGAACGTGCAGATTTGGGATATTACCAGTTCATGTAAATTTGCAAAAAGACACCTGGGTGCAAGGAAAAAGTTTTACAAAGAGGCCAATTACCCGTATAATATAGAGAAGATAGATTATGAAAATCCTTACATTAGACAATAGAACTTACACACTAGAAAAAATACCCGAATGGGTGGACGAGGATTTGAGATTCGCTGTGCTTGACAATTCGGATCCAAACGAACCGGACTTCTTCTACATACCATTAATATTTCTTGAAAGTTTCAATGCACCGGCGGCGGTGTTAGAAATTGGAAAGTATAAAATTAAAATGCCTTTGGACTGGAAGATGCTGATCGGAGAGGCCGGGCAACAAGAGATGCATGTGCTACCAATAACAAGTTTGAACGACAGGGGGTTTGATGCTTTCACTTTCAATCCATTATCCAGTGCTAAACCAGACTTCATGCCCATAGATGTTGTGGACATATACACCGAGGTCAAATGGTACTTCCCGAAAATTAAATCAGGACAGATGCTGGCGGTTCCGTTGAGAAACGGTCCTAAACCCATGTGTGCTTATTTTGTTAAGGATATTTCAAGGCAATGCGAACAGATAGATTATGGCTCAGTCTGGTAGGAGAACAATAAAGATAGAAGCACCCATCATGGTTACAAACGATAAGATAGCCGTGTGGATGGATCAAGGAGAATGGTGCAGGGATTTCTTTGATTGGCTCTCCAAGAACAAGTTAAACAACAAACTTTCAGGTTTACAACATATGCAGAGTAAAATAAAATTAACTTTTGTTACAGCACAAGACTGTACAATTTTTGGATTAAAATATGCCGGCAGAAAAAAATAGGAAATTTTTTGATTTAAGGAACGGATTAAAAGCCGTGGACTTCAGGAACAAGGATTACTTTGATCGTATAGACGACAAAGAGAAATCATTATACTCACCATATATGTTAATGAGGTATGTGTCTAGTTGTTCGTCCAAAGACCCATTCTTTGTTGAACACTACGTGGAGATGGTCAACGAGTGTGTGAACAAGCACTGCTTTACTTTAGGCAAACACAAGAAATTACTCTGGATACTAACGGCAATGTGTGGAACCTTGCAACAACAGTTTCATCCGTGGATCAAACCCATGAAGAGGGTGCCAAACAAAAGTTTGAAAAAACTGCAACAAATTTATCCAACTTGGAAAGAATCAGATCTCGAAACGCTAGACAAAGTGATAACAGACAGAGAACTAGAAGAACTGATTGAGGCTCACGGTGTCGATGTATAAATGCACATACTGTGGCAAAGAGTTTGCCAAGGAACGTACACTGCAAGTGCATCTGTGCGAACCAAAGAGAAGATATCTACAACGAGACGAGAAGTGGGTGGTTAATGCATTCATGGTGTTCCAAAGATTCTACCAGATACATCAACACAACTCAAAAACAAAAACATACGACGATTTCGTCAAAAGTTCATACTACAATGCATTCGTTAAGTTTGGTAGATTCATCATGCACGTTAACCCTTTGTATCCTGAAAAGTACATAGAGTTTGTGCTGAGATCAAAAATTAAATTAGACCATTGGGCCAGAGATGACTTGTACGAAACATATTTGATCGAAGCACTGAAGTCAGAACCGGTAGAAGCCGCACTGCAAAGAAGTATTACAACAATGATGGATTGGGCGAACGAACAAAATGCACAATGGTCAGACTACTTCAGGCTTGTGAATACAAACAGAGCAGTTGCACACATACAACAAGGAAAGATAAGTCCATGGTTGTTGCTAGGTTGCAACGCAGGCAAAAGGATGTTAAAATCATTTAACGACGAACAATTACAAATGATAGAAAGATTTATAAACCCAAGTTTCTGGCCAAGCAAGTTGAAAAGTTATCCTGCTGATCATATGCTGGTGCAGGACACAGCAAAGGAGGCCAAGATTGTCTAAGATTGATTTAGAAATATCAGATAATTTAGAATTCGATGATGGCGATTGTGCTATCATTATAAAGGAAGATGGGTCAATAGGTAGAGTCATAATGCCACAGATGAATCCAGCCACACTGAAGACCGAAGGCTACAAAAAATTGCTTGACGTGTTGGAAGTGTTACAGCCAGGCTCACGTAACAAATTGATCGAACACAACCAAAAAGAGAAAGGAAGTGTACACTAATGGGTAAACATCTAAAGACATCGATGGACGAAAAAGTGATAGAATATCTTGCTATAGAACTGTACAAGAAAGATCCTTTGAATTTTGTATTGAATAAATTTATGTCCATGAAAAACGAAGAGGGGTATAGTTTAACAAAAACTATTAACAAATTTAAAAAGACAGGTGAACATCCTGATCATTACAACACAGACGGTACTTGGAAGTACTCGAGTGGTAAGATAACGTTTGAGGAGTTTAAACTTTAATGCCTGATGTTGACATAGACTTTTTTGACAGAGATGGGGTTTTGAAATTATTCAAGCACACCCCGGCGTCGATGATCAAAGAAGACAAAACAGAAAAGCACAAGACTGGAGTATACTTCCATGCTGTGCCTGAACATCCTGTTACAGGACATGCATCACTGGATTACAAGAATGCAGAGGATCGTGGGTATTTCAAAATAGACATGTTGAACGTTAATATTTACAAAAATATTAAATCAGAACAAGAACTTGTAGAACTAATGATACAAGATCCAGATTGGGATATGCTGAAGGATCCAAAGGTGGTAGAAAACCTTTTTCACCTAAATGGCCATTTCAACATAGTGTCCAAACTAGAACCTAAAACCATCGAACAACTTGCGGCTGTATTAGCAATCATACGTCCTGCTAAACGAGGACTGATGTACAAGGACTGGATAGACATAATGAAAGAAGTATGGGTCAAACCAACAGACGGCAGTTACTTTTTTAAGAAGTCACATGCAGTTGCATATGCACAGGCGATTGTGGTGCAGATGAATTTGGTCAGCAGAGCTAAATATAGTTTTGATGCACCATCAAAAAACTAAGAAAAGAAAATCCAAAAAACGCAGTAAAAGAATCACCAAAAAAGATTGGTATGAGAACGCTTATGATCCTACCAACCCGTTGAC